TCATTACGGTTTGTGAGCTTGTCAAATAAATCTTTTAAGCTAGTTGCAGCTTGTGGTGTAAATAGTGAACCACCACCACAACCACCACCGCCGCCAGCTCCGCCGCCGCCGCCAAGACCGCCGCCGCCGCCAGCTCCGCGGCTGGGGTTAAGGTATGTGCCAGATTGGATTGGGTTTAAGCCGCCTGTAGTGCCATCTCCAAGGTCAATGTTTGAAGTAGAGCTATTAGCCAAAGCGTTACCTGCCGCTAATACACTAGCTGCAAGAGCTACTGCACCAACACCGAGCAAAGGATTAAGAGCAAAAGCTGTAGCAATACCAGTAACAATAGCTGACGCTTTAAGAGCGTTGTAAGCCATGATAAGGCTCTTGATTAAAGCAATAGTAGCTGTGACCGCAGCTGAGATTTTGCTAACCACAAAAACAGTAGCTACTACACCAGCTGTAATTATCAAAAGTTCTTTAAAGTCATAAACGATTTTAGCTACCTTTTTAACCATTTCACCAAAAGCAAAAGCTCCTTGAGTAGCTTCCCCTGACTCATTTTTAGCACCAGTCAAGCCGGCAATAAAAGCGTTCATATTTGGTACAAAAGTAGTTAATATAAAAGTAGCTAGCTTTTCAACAATAGGAAGCAAGGCAGCACCAATAGCTTCTTTAGCTTCATCTGTTGCAATTTGGATACGCTCAAATTTCTTAGCTGTAGTCTCAGCTTCATTTTCTGCAAAAGTCCCAAAGGTTCTTTTGAGTGTATTCATAATTGCGTCTGTGTCTTTTGACTTAAGGATATTTGCGTCAAGTCCTAGACCTAAGCGTCCAAGGGAAGCTGCGTTGCCGTCATAGGCTTTTCCTAGCGCATTTGACACAGCTTCAAGTGGCTTACCAGTAGCCGCTGAAATATCAAGAGCTAAGTTGAGAAGGTCTTGAGCCTTTTGTACGTCATTTGTACTTCTAGCTAATCTAGCCAAGCTTGGACGTAATTCATCATCCGTAACACCAATAGCTACAGAAGTTTTAGAAATCCAGCCTTCTACAGCTCTGGTTTGTTCAATCGTTGCGCCTGTTGAAACTCTGAGAGTTTCAGCAAGTTTACGCTGAGCAGCTTCATCAGCTAGCGCGTTCTTAATAGCAGCTGTAGCAAATACTCCAATAGCAGCTGCGGCTGCGCCAAAAGCAATAGTAGCCTTTTTAGCTATGTTAGTTATATTGCCTGAGAAGGTCTGAGTATCTTTGCTAGCCTTTGAAAGACCTTTTGTAAGATTGTCTACGTCTCCAAGGATGGAGAGTTTAAGCGTTCTGGATTTTTCAGCCATTACCAAGGACTCACAATTCTCTTAAAGGCAGTTTCCCAGCGAGCAATAATCTCAGGCTGAATAGCGCGCATGGTAGGAAAGATGAAGTAACCTGTGTTGCCACGTTGACCGTAGCGTGGTGTGCGTGGCGCAAATTGAGACCAGTTCTTAGAACCAAATTCAAGACCAGCTAAAAGACCATTGCCGCCTTCTTTGGCATAGTTAAATTGTGTAGTACCACCACCGCTAAACTTCTGAGAAGCAAAGCCAAATGACAATTCACCAATTTTAGAAGTCTTAGAAACCTTGACGCCTTGAGCTACACGTACAGCGGCTTTTGAATTAGGTGCAGTCTGAGCTGCGATTTGAATTCTGCCAGCTGCATACTCAGCTAACGCGTTTGACTCTTGTTTAGCTTCTTCAACAGCGTAATCAGCCATCTTTCCAAATGACCGGATAATTGCTTTGATTTCTTCTTGGTCATAGCTTACGGAGCGTACAGGTTCAATGACTTCTGCCATGTTCTGCACGCTCCTTCACTATTTCAAATGCTGTTAAAACGTCCTCAGCGGTTTTGAATTCGCTGGGGCTTATTTTGTATTCATAAGCCAAAAGCCAGAGTATTCTGTTTATGCTTCCGGCTGGGTAGCTTTTGGGTCTGCATCTATGACCGTAACTTCCGCTACTGTCTCCATCCAGACTTCAAAAGCTTTTACAGGCTTTCCAGCGGCTTCACGCTTATGAGCGTTATACGCTAAAAACATTAAGTCCCAAATGCCAATTGACTCTTGAGCCTTACTGATTGTGTTGCCTGTTGCCTTTTCCCATTTAGCCCACTCAGGTGGTTGAGCTGTGTAAACAGCTTGTTGACCGTCTGTGTATTCAATACTGATTGGCAGTTTCATTTTGTGCTCCCGTTTCTCTTATTAGCTAAATGTACCAGTTGGTGTTGCGGAAACTTCAAGGCTCAAGCTTACTGTTTGAGCGTCTGGAGCTGTACCTGAAACTACAGGATAAGCTGGGAAAACGTTTCCTGTAAATACCGCACCTGTAACAGCTGTAAAGCTGAAAGCCAAAGCTGTGTCTGGTGTTGCCATGGCTGTCCACATAGCTTCACATAGAGAGCTTGCAGCTCCCCAGTCAGCTAGCATTTCAACAGCTAGTGTGCCTCTTGAGTCAATGGTCTTTCGGACTTTGCCATCAAGTGTTTGATATGTTTCGCGTTGTACGTCTGTTGTAAGTGTAACGCTAGTGGCTTGAGCATCATACGCTTTTGAGTCAATGGTCAAAGCCAAATCGCGTCCAGTAATTACTGTAGGCATTTGTTCTCCTTAGTTAGTTTGTTCATAGTAGGTGCTGACGTTTATATCTGCCACTAGCAAATTGCTTACGCCAACTTGAGTTACAGTAGGTCTTTCAACCGTCCCAATAACCCATCCAGCTGGAATAACAGCTAGAATTTGAAGTATTAGCTTCTCTATATTATCAAGAGAGCCTGTGTTGTTGTTATAGGCAACACCAACGGTAATTGTGTAATTCAATTGAGCTTTAATTGCCGCCTTGTTAATCAAAGTCAATTCCATGTAAGGAGATGAAGGAACAAAGGTAGCGAAAGGCACTACAGGATTTTCAGGCACATTAGCGTAAACATTAGCTGTGACAGAAGCCAAAGCTGTAGCTAAAGCCTGACGGACGTTAACTTCAATTGAAGATGGCATTATCCAATCATGCTTTCTACGTCAATATAAGCGCCTAGCAAGCCTGAGACGCGATTGAATAAACTTCTCCCGAGACGGAAAGGCGCAGGACTGAAATCAACGCCTTCTGTCTGTCCACCCGGAGCGTTACGAGAAGCAAAGATTTCTACAGATACAGCTAAGACCGCAGCTTCTACGTTTGAGTTTCCAACATAAGTTGAAGCTCCTGAAAGCGTAGCCAAGCCGGAAGGGATAACGTTTTTCTCTAAAATATCTGCGTTTGTAATAGATGCGCTAAAAGTATAGTCAGAAAGGTTTTCATCTAATACTGTGACTGTTGTACTAAAAGGTGAACCGCAGCCTGTAACTACTACGCTTTGACCTTCTGTAAATTCGTGGATACCGACTGTGTGAAAGGTTGCGACATTATTAGTCAGCGAAACCTTGTCAATTGGTGTTGAATATTTAACAAGCATTGGAAGGATTATTCCTTCTGCCGCGTCAATTTGGTCTGTCAAAATTGCATCAGAATAGAGTGAACTAGAAACGCCAAGAACAGCGCGCAGCTCTGCAGCTGTGATAATTGTTGCCATTTCCAGTTCCTCTCTATACTGCTGGGGGAGCGAGCGGGAGCACCCGCCCCCCCATGATTAGTTGGGTGATTAAGCAACCATCCAGCGGTAAGCACCTGCGCCAAGCTTTGTAGCAACTGCGCCATAACCGTAGTATCCAACTTGTACTTGACCTGTTGAAATTAGGTTTGTCTGTAGCTGTAAGCGGCTTGACTCATACCATGTGTAAGCCTGTGGGTTAACAATAAGCATTGTGTTGTCACCAACACCTGAACCTGTTGTCAATCCGCGGTCTACGCGAAGGTTAAGACCAAGCAAGTTACCACGAACCGCTGTAGCTGTTAGTGAGCCGCCAGCGTTTTGTGGGTTGATTGTCTGTTGGAAAATTGGACGGTTTGAGCCATCCACAAGTCCCATAATTGCGCCCCATTGTTCTGGTGAAACAATGATGTTTTCTGCGAAGCCAAGTGTTCCTTTGTAAATAGAAACAGCTGCATCAGAAACGAAGTCAGCGATATTAGCAGCTGATACTGTACGGTTTCCGCCGTCTGTTCCACCTGCAATTAAAGCAGCTGATACTGCGTCATTTGTTGCCTTTGCGTAAGCAAACTCCATTTGACGTACAAGTTCAGCAAAGAAAGCTGGAGATGAACGGTCAAGAAGCTCAAGGCTAAATGTCTGTTGACCAATAAACTTTTTAACGTCAACGCTTACAAAAGCTGCGTTTTGGTCTGTTTCGGATGGTGTTCCACCTTCAGATGCGATTGCAACTGTTGGAGCAACTGTGATTTTAGGAATTTCAAAAGTCATTCCTGCATCAGGCAATGTGCCTGTTGAAATTGATTCGATTGATGGACGATCTGCATTTGAGATGCCATTGATAACTTCAGTCAATTGACGAGTTGGGACGAGTCCTGCGTTATCTGTTACATCCGCTGCTGCTGCAACGAACATGCGAGATTCCTCTGAACCTAACTTTGCACGAACTGAGTGCTCGAGATAAGAAGCCTTATCAACGATTGGATTGCGAACAGTTGTTGAAATGTAAGGTGCTGTTGCAGCCTTTACTTCAACCTTAGCAGCCTCTACCGTTTCTGCGGCAGATGCTTCTGGAACGGTAGTGTCTGACACTTGTTCTCCTTCGGGATTGGATTGTGTAACTTCCTGAGATTCCTCAGAAACTTCGGGTGTATCTACTGCGGCAACCTTTTGAACTTCTGCTCCAGGGATTGCGCCTGATGTTACGAGGCTGACCTCAACCAAAGATGATGCTGAGATTGCCATCACGCCATTGTCATTTGACCAGTCTGCAACTTGAACGCCGACTGAAAAATCTGATCGCAGTCCTGTTGCAGCTTCCTCGAGTGCATCATTTCCTGCAGTTGTCTTAGCAATCTTGAATGAGGCAGTGATGCCTGAGTCATCCTGTGACCATTCAATCAACTTGCCGATTGGCTTTGTTTGCTCATGTTCTAAAACTAGTTTTGTGTCATTGCTGAATTCAATTGAGTTAGGCAAGAACTTTGTTTGCCCTGCGGATGTATTTCCTACCGCATCCCATTGAACAATTCGACCTGCAATGATGCGTGATTCGGCATCGGATGCAGTGAGTGTGACTGGCATTGTTATTTTCATTTTATGCTCTTTCTCCATTGTCGATTAAATCCTCTTCCTCGCGAATTTGTTCGACTGACATTGCACCGATTGTGTTAAGAATCTGATAAACCTGAGCACGCTCCAACGCATTTCCACGAAGGAAGTCATCAAGTGAAAAACGAATTTCCGTTGTACTGCTGACAAAATCCGCCATGCTGAGGCGTTGTTCAATCGCAGTCAAGATTGGACGAAGTGAGAAATCGATAAGTCCACGACGCTCTGATGTTGTGTTTGAGTAAGTCATCGATGTTGTTTCGGCACTTACAAAGTAAGCAGGAAGGTTGCAAGCGCGAGCCAATTCCAATGCGACATACTGACGCGCCTCATTGAGTTGGAGTTTCGCTGGATCGATGCCCAACGCTTGCAATTCAACATCTGCATTAAGAAACGCAGTTGACTTAGTCAAACGAGATGTACGCCATGATTCCAAAAGTTTTGCAATGCGTTCTGCTGGCAAGTTTGTGCCGTTTGATTTCAAAACCTGCAATGGAACAGGCTCTTTTGCAAATGTTTCTGCAGCTTGTTCCAAAGCATGTGCCGCACGAATTGTGCGACCTGCGCGATTAAGAATTCCTTCGTCTAAACCATAAAATACAATAAGCGAACCAACACCTTGATTTGGAACAACTTGATTAACAACAAATGAAACCAATCTTTCGATGATTGGGAGT